ATTTTATATTTACAATCAATACAAATTATTTGTCTCTTTGATGTAACAGTTAGTACTTTATGCATTTCATTTATTATATTACAATTAGGACATTCAAATGTTTCGGCCATATTATTCTATATTCAATACGATTGACTGTAATATTTATGTATTGTTCCATGTTTTATATTTTTTTTCTAAAATATCTAATTCTTCTACCCATATTTCATTTATTGTTTTTTTTTCCAATAAAGACAATTCAGTTATTTTATGATCTCGTTTACTTAATAAATCGTCTAATTTTTCTTTAGATACATTATAAATAGGCATTGTTAATAAATATTCATAATTTTTAATATCATCATCATGAGATTTTCCTAATTTAGTAAAATTATTATTATCTAATATTTCTTCAATATCTTTTTTAGGTTTATTATTTATGTCAATCTTTTTTTCAATAATATTTAATATAAAATTTGTTTTATTATTCAAAATATCTAATTGGTATTTTAATATACGTAATTGATATTCTTTTCTTTTTTCATATAACTCAAGTCTAATATTATAAAAATCGGTTATAATCTCATCTGTATTAATATATTTTTTAAGTTTATTATTAATATCATATAAATGCATATTCGATATTGATAATTTTTTAGATAAATGAAATATTTTAGATATATCGATATCATTGCTTAAATAATTGTTATCAAATACCAATTCAAATGATATTTCAGTGTCAGTGTTATTATCACTATAACTCAATAATGGAATTTGTTTTTTTTTAGTTTCTATTAATTTTTCTAAAAATTCTTTATAATTTGAAGTCCATTCAAATACAGGTAATTCCGTAATAATAAGTTTATTTCCTGTAATTTTCCAAACACCTTTTATTTCATAAACAGACTCTTCAATTTCCACAACAGTCCCTTTAAAATTTTTCCACCAAGGTATCATTTTATTAAGTTTCTTACCATTAATTATATTTTTAATATTCTTAAAAATATCTATAGGATTATATGAAGGAACTTTTGTGGAAAATCCAGTTCCTATACCTTCTGTTCCATTCACCAATATCATTGGAATTATAGGTATATAATACAATGGTTCGATTGGAATACCATCATCGGTTTGATTAATTAATATAGGATTATCGGATGGAATAAATATAGATGTTGTTAAATCATCAAACATTGTGCATATATATCTTGGGGATGCGCAATCTTTTCCACCTTTCATTTTAGTTCCAAATTGCCCTACTGGTTTTAATATATTTATATTATTAGATCCTGTGAAATTTTGCGCCATACCAACTATTGCAGAATTCAAGGAAGCTTCTCCATGATGATAAGCTGCTTTATCTGAAACAAATCCAGCTAACTGGGACACTTTAATTTCATCTTTATCCAAACCTCGTAAAAAAGAACCATATAATATTTTTCTATGAGACGGTTTTAACCCATCAATTGCAGAAGGCAATGACCTTATATTGTCTTGATTTGAAAAATGAATTAATTCCAAATCGATGAATTCGGAATATGTTATATTTTTTTTATCATATTCTAAAATTTTATTATTATCATATAATAACAACCAACTTTTTCTATTATCGCTATTAGATTTATCGAAAGCTAATACTATGGAATCATCTGTTTTATCGGTATATGAATAATTTATTATTTTATCATTTATATCAGTAAAATATTCTTTTGCTTCGGCCGATGTTGACGTACCTAATCCCTTGTAATATTTTATTTTAAAACCATTACAATTATTATTTAATTTCCAATTATTATATTCGGTTAATGTATAAAATGGAATTATTTTTTTATTATTTGTACATTTTATTATAGGTGTGGTTAAACTTTGTATAAAATCTCCATATTTTATTAACGAAGGCCATAAAGAATGAAACATATTAATAACTAATCCCTTGATATGAGATCCATCTACGTCCGAATCAGTTAATAATAATATATGACCATATCTAAGAGACTTAAATTTTTCAATATTAGAATAATCTTCATTTTGTTTTAGTCCAATAATTGTTTTTAGATGTTTTATTTCTTCATTTCCCGCTAGCTGTAATGCTGGTGCATCTCGAGTATTTAATAATTTCCCTTTTAATGGAAATACTCCATAATAGTCTCTGCCTATAATTGATATCCCAGCCATTGCGGTGGCTTTAGCAGAATCTCCTTCAGTTAATATTAAAGTACATTTACCAGAATCCTTAGACCCTGCTTTATTAGCATCTTCTAATTTTGGTATTCCGAATATTTTAATTTGTTTTTTACCATCTGTTTTAATTAATGATTTAGATTCTTTGAATTTTGATAATTCTAACATTTGATTTATTATTCCACATTTTGAAAGTTTTGTCAAAAATTGTTCAGTTGGTTTATATATTGATCCAAATTTATCAGATTTAGTAGTCAATGTATCTTTTGTTTGAGATGAAAAAGATGGATTTATTATTTCACAATTAATAAAAAAAACAAAATTATTTTTTATCGACTGTGAGTTTAATTTAAAATTTTTATCCTTTTTTTTAAGTATTTCTGATAAATACTTTATAATAGAATCAATAACATAATTACAGTGAGTCCCACCCTTATATGTATTAATACCATTAACAAAACTTATAACTTCACCTGGTAAATGTTTATCGCTAATATTATAAATTACACCCACGTTCCAGTTTTCTATAGAATCGTAAAATATAGTTGATTCGTTATCATATAATTTAATATATTCCTTAAAATCTTTAATTTTTATAACATTTCCATTAAATGTTATATTTACTTTATTAGTTATAGCAGCTATATCAAAAGCTCTTTTATAAAATAAATCACATATATTTTTATTTAAACAATCCATCCCAAATCTTTTAATATCGGGATAATATGTAATAGTTATAGAATTTTTTGTTTTATCAGGAAGTTTACTTATTTCTTCTTTATTTACTATTAACATATTATTTTCCCAAATTTGTTCAAATCTTTTTTTTCTTTTAAAATCATCTATATTAACTATAAATTTCGTAGAAAAAATATTTGCACAATTATGAGTTACTGTAAAATCATTTATAACAAATCTATTATTTTTATCTATATCAATACCTATATAATTACCATTTTTGTATTCTTTTATAGAAAGGTTACCGGTTGTATTTAATTTATCTAAATCTAAGGTATTTATGTCAAAATTAAGATTTTTACATTTCATTAAAAATTTTAAGTTTGAATAATATATTTTATATTCCATAAACTCTGTAATAACAATATTACAGGTTAACCCCAATGATTCTATTAAAAAAGATATTATATTTTTCATTGATTCGTTAATAATTATAAAATAATTATTATTTGAATACTTAACTGCATTCAATATACCACTTAATAATAATACTCTTCTTATTTTACTATTAATAATATATTCATTTGGTATATTTAAATAATTGTAAATATTATTTCCTATGTTTAATCCTTTTTTATAAGGATTAATATTAGTAATAATTTCGTCCCAAATTACACATTTTCCTTTTATTCCTTCTAACATTTTTTTATCTGCTCTGGATAAATTCAAATAATCATTAATATTTATATCAATAATATTATCATTATTTATTTTTTTCTTAAATTCAATAATTTTTTTAATATTTTCATAAAAATCATCTAAATTAAATATAGACGATAATATACATTTTAATTCTCTAGACCACCAAAATATTTCCAATCCCTTAGATGTTATAGTTATTTTTTTATGAAGCGGTATACATAATGTTAATATATGATCTTCATTAACTATATATTTAGATGCATTATTTTGAGTTATTTCATACATCGGACCCATTCCTTTAATAATGTTTAGTACAGTTCTACATGTTCCATCATCTCCTATTATTTTATCACCTATTTTAATATTTTTTGCAACTATCCTATTACCGTTAATATAATTATATAAAATAGTATTTTCATCAATACATTTACTACCAAGACCATTTCTACCACCAGTAGTTCTATTATCAGTATCGTCGTAATTAGAACTAGTCAATAATTCTCCGAATATCATAGTAGGAACCATGATATTATATTCTGGTTTAATTTCTACGGGGATACCTATATCTCCATTATTATGTACTTTTATATATCCTTGTTCTGAATTATATTCTATATCTATTTTATTACATGACTTGTCATTAACTGATGCATCTCTCGCATTTATTATAATTTCATCAAATATTTTATAAAACCCAGGAGTATATGTTATTTTTTCTTGTATAATTTTATCATTATTATAAATATACATAAGTTCATTCGTTGGTTCAATATCCCCAATATAAGTGTCTGGTCTAGCTAATATATGTTCCCTTTGGGTCATTTTACTATATTTATCAACATCTGAAACATTTTTCATTATTTATTATAATTATTCATTTATTAACTTTAAATAATATTAAAATCATTTTTTTATTATATCTATGTCCAAATTCGACAGTAATATCAAATAGTAAAGGCTTTTTCCAAACTTGTGAATAATTCAGTTTGAACTGGTCCATTTACATATAATTTATGTATATCATTTATATTTGCATAATTACCCAGATTGGGTTGATATATCTGAATATCTGTTATTGTATTAATAATACTACTTTTTTCTTTATGTTCTATAAACTTATTATTAAAATCATCTGAATTTTCGCAATTTAACTTTTTAATATCAATATTAATAGTTCTATTTATAATAACATTATCATATTCTTTAATGACGTTTATTTTATTTTTATCATTATCGTAACCATGAATTTTATTTAATTCAATTTCTTTATCAAAATAAGATATAGTATAATTAGTAGTAGTATCGATATGATTTTTGTATCCGATTTTTAAATCATTAAATTCTTTTTTATTTATAAAATTGTTATATTGTTGTCTTAAATTATTATCTAATAATATTTTTTTAGATAATATTATATGATTATATATATCTATTTCAGTGTTTGAATTTTTATCAGGGTGAAATTTTTTAACTATTTTATTAAAATTTTTTTTAATTATCTCATCGGTATCAAATATATTAATATTTAACAGTTCGTATAAATTATATTTTAACTCTAAAAAATTTATAGATTTTTCCATAACTATAAAAAAATATATTAATATATCTTTACAGTAAGATTTGACAAAAAAATACAAATGTCGAAAAATTTGACTTTATTCAAAAACAATTGTAAATCACTGCAAGAGAAAACATCTATAATGGAATAAAACAATCAATTAAATAAACATTTCGTTGTATAAATAGAGATGAAAATGCGGTAAACAATATGATTAAAATAGTTGAATCTCAACTAAAAAATAATTGTATACCTGGAAGATTTTACAAGAGGTTATAAAATAACATAAATGACGGCAACTTATATATTAGATTAATTTATTTATATTATTATTACAATATAAATAAATTAATCTAACAAATCAAATGTCATCACGCCACTTAGTGGTACTT